CTGCTGAACAACCTGGGACTCATAGGGATTGGTGTATGGCGTTAAATTTGTTTGAGCTAATTGTTGGGGTCTGTACTGAGTGGCAGCCTGAGTTCCAGCAAATGCACCACCTAAACCTTGTGCAACGCTCTGGGTTAAGCTCATTGGTTGCTGCACCTGACCGCCAGTAGATTGTCCAGCCATAATAAAATTCCTATGTCTTAATTTAAAGAAACCACTATGGGTTCATGTTACGGTAAGCAGCGTCCAGTGAGGCGATTTTTCTGCCTAATGCCCTTTTCTGCGGACCAGATGACATCGCCTGCCTTCTGGCATCTAATGCCCTTCTTTGCTCTCTGTTTTGCGCTGCTTTATTTGCCGTTGCTTGTCTAGCAGCCTGAACACCTGGAGACGTTGGCTGTTGACCGCCTGGGTCAATAAATTGACCAGTGATAGCAGCGTATTGCTTTGGCCTTGACATTGCTAACTCTTGCAAAGCCTGCTCGTAAAGTGGGAATGCTGAATAACCGCTAACGCCTCCGGCATATTGCTGTGCTTGTGGCAGTCCGGCAGTGATGTCTGCTTGTGGTGCTAAACCAAGCGCAGCAGCTTGATTCTGTGCCATTTGCATGGCTTGTAGCTGTGGTTGTGTGAATGCTGCAATGTCTGGTCCTGAATAAGGAACGTATCCTGTTCTGGCAACATCTCTACCCATTCTCAGGTTTTCTTGTGCTGCACTACTTAACCATGAAGGAATTTCATTTCTTTCTACTTGGGTTGCTGCCCCGCCTTTTCCACCACCACCACTCATAATATNTCCACGCTCAATGTTGTTAAGATAGGTTTCCAGCCTTGATTTTTCAAAGCCCTCTCCCAACCTTTGCGACCAGCAAGGGTCAGGTTAGAACATCCCTGTTGCTTTCCCCACTCCATGACAGCTTCCTGCATATCTTTTATCTGTTCTAATTCTCCACCAGCAAGAAAGATATGCAGAACTTTCTTCCTGGGATATGAAACTATTTCCGTTACCAAACACCCATCAGGAGCAGGCCAAAGCTGCATTCTGCGATCCATTATACCATAGAAAATGTCTATTGTTTCGTGCGTACCGCCAGAATACTTCAAAGCATTTTCTATCCATTTTTGACACCTTATAAACTCTCTTACTGTATCCTTAGCCGTGAATTCGTGCGATTGATAGAGTAGTTGCTGGAGCTGCTGGTGCGAATGCTGTTGCTGTTGTTGCATCTAATATTCCTGTTGTATCGTCTACTGCCCACATAGCTTGCATATAATCGTTAGCTTCTAGTTCAAATATAGCACTTTTTGATACTACGAGAGTAGTGTTATTTTGTTTTAATGAATTGAACATTGTTGATTTTGGTACATCTGTTCCATTGATTCTAGCCCAAAAATAAAAGTTTACTGAGCTTGATGTCGATGTTGACATCTGAGCCGAAAAGTTAAGTAAATATTCTCCAGCTTCAGAAAATACAATCTTAGTCGCATCAGTGCCATCGAGAGATATTCCCACAGCGTCACTGGGGGAATCGTATTCTATTGCGTAAGCAGTGTTAGCAGAAATAGCGGTAACATCAGTAGATCGAGATAAATATGCATGACCATCCTGAAGTATTATTTGTTTATAAACACCATCCTTGGATACAACGGGATATTTATTCTCTCTGTCCCAAAGGATAATGCCATCTTCAGATGCAGACTCTCCTGAAACTAATTGAGCCAGCTTGCTTCTGGTTCGTATGAGATATGCGTAGACCCTGGTTGCCCAAGTATCAAGTGACCCTCCAGCCGGAACTGGTGGCTTTTCGCTCAACGTCTACCGCCTTGTATAATATCGAGCCTGTTAACTCCTACTCTCCAATCGGATAATTGATTACCCTGTACTTTCATGCGTACCTGTCTACCAGTGAATCTCACTGAGGTTGGGTTTGACATGGTGTATGGACCATATTCACGTTCTACGTCATTGGGATGAAACCTTGTTTTGAATATTGCTGTCACTTCACCCTGAGTCTTCTCGTCTGGGATCATCTCAACTACTGAGGCAACACTGTCTCCAGTTCCAATCATTATTGGTCCACTTTCAGCGTAAGGTGTCAGTGAACCATAGTTGTATCCATATTCATGGTCATACAGGTGGTAGTCATTAGCAGATGCCCATACAGGTCTTTGCAATGCTCCATGGTCAATTCCAGACGTTCTGGCTAACTGCCCAATAGTCCATGTATTTTCTGTGTAATTATAAACAACGTATCTATCGCATTCGCTGTTGCTTGATGATGGATAAAACCACCATATCTCACTGTTCCTGGCATTAGTCACAGCCCATACCTTGCTTATTTGGGATGTGTTTATGTCAGAAAAGACGTAGTCAGAGACAGGGGATGGTAACTTCTGAGCCTCTCCACCATTGTAGATAAAGAATGATTTTCTTCCCATCCAGGCAGCACCAGTGCCTATGTTGGCTACTGCTTTCTGTGAGACTATTCCACATGATGACCCAACACGCTCTATTCCGTAAACGTATGGTGGTCCTTGATAAGTTGCAGCGTGTGCGTCTATGGTTGTCAGTATCAAGGTCTGCCCTCTGACCCTGATGGCACACATTATTTCACCCTCTGTCTGTAATTCTAAGTCTCCAGCCTCGTTTGTTGCTGAAGCAGTCCAGGAGGTGTTGTCTTCCTTGTCAGACCATTTGACAAGGCGGTTATTTCCACTAGCACCCAGGGCAAACAGGAATCTTTCTTCTGTTACGATAATTGCCCTGTTGCTGGTTGGTGCGCCACTAATAATGGCAGCAGGCGTTGCTGTGTTTAACTGCCATTCGTATATATTGCCATCGTCTATGGTGCAGCCAACCATGTACTCGCCCCATGTGTCCAGTGACCATGTTGTTACAAGTTGAGGCGTAGTTGCCTCTAGTCTTGGTGTCCCGTAATAAGAATCGCCATACAGACCACCACCATATCCAATGTCAGTTGCAGAGTCCTCTATCCCAGATGTAAATCCAGATGGCGTAATGTCATATCTGGTTCCACTTTGATTCCAAACGTATAGATTAGAGTAAGTGCCACCAACAACGAATTTATCATCTGAGTTATCAGTCCAGCCAATCATACCCCTGATTGAAGCATTCGCAGCAGTTGAGCTTCTAACTACCCACCCACCGACAGGACGCATTGTTCCATCAACCCAACGCACCAAGTTGGCATCTCGCCACCTGTTCGCAGATTGTAGGTCAGTCCCGTTTCGATAGATTCCAGGCTGGATTTCTAGAGGCACTAATGGCATATATTTATTTCTATTGTAAAGTTGAGTTCAGGGCATTCATAAATGCCTCCCTGCCAACAGAAAGCTGTTCGATATTAAATCTCATGCTGGACAGTTTCCTGTCAAGGTCTTGTATATGGTTAACCATAGCAACCTGCTGCTCGGTTAAATCTTCAACAAAATAATCTTTGTCATTAATTTTAATAGGTGTTTTTTTATCTTTTCCCATTTCAATTTTCCTTAGTTATTTCCACTTCCATATTTCATAAAGTGGATAGTTTTTCGTGGACCACTCGTCACAGTGGTTTGCGTCAATCTTTTCCAAGTATTTCTTGATGAAGGTTGCAAGTGGATTGTATGCCCTGCTTAATCTGCCAGATACGGTTTCGGCAGGACTACCGCCAAGAATCGTGTTTATTAATTGATCAATAACAAGGAACGGATACAGAACGGTCAGGTTAATCATGTACTGACCCACTGGGTGTTTGGTGTAAATCTCGTACAGTTTATCACTAATCATCTTGTATACTCTTAATCAACGATTCTTTATATTCTGTTTTGATTTCTGGCGTGTGAACAATGGCGCATATATTCTCTATGCCATTTTTTTCTGGACAAACTGTTAATGGATCACAGCATGGCGTGATCTGTCTACCATCAATCAATTTTATGGTCTTTGTTTTTGGGCATAAATCCATGATGCCAAGATCGATTAGTTGCTCTTGATCAAGTCCCAAACCCAACAAATCATTAAACCCTTTTCCAGTTTTGCCTTCACAAGCCTGAAGATAACAGTCAATTGCATCCTGTTCATTGCCTCCTGCTTTTATATACACATCATGGGTTTTATTGGCATTGTCAGTAACAATGTAGTAGTTTTCTTTTATATGTTCTGCTTTCATAGTTATCCCTAAACAAATGTAATTTGAATGTTTTTTGTTAAACCAACACGATTCTCAAAATGTATTACACCTGATCGAATACCGATATTCATAGACCCATCAGCACCACTTGTGCCAGTTCTGTTTGCGTTGGCAATTGTGACGTTTGTGCTTACTGATGTTACAATGTTTCCAGCTAATGAACTGCCAACGTCATAAAAGAATAGTGCTGATGATGTGTTTCCAGGTGTCGTGCTGTCACCGCCAAATGTAAAAAAGCACCATCCACCGTTTCGGGGTGGTGTGACAATAGCATAGGAATCATCAGCAACTGTGATCTCTTTTGTTTCAAACCGATCTGATACAGTGATATCGCCTGAATTTACATTTACATCCCCAGTAGAATCATCAATTTGAAATAAAACCGGATTTCCTGCGCCTAAATTACCATAGAAATTTATATTTCCATTATCTGTGCCTAAATCAAAGCCACCTTCAGAATTTCCAAAACGTAACCTCACTGATGCTGTTGAATTTGTGTCCGATATTGTAAGTTGATTTGCTAGTGTGCCTGTGTTGGATGAATCTCCAATATGGGTTTGTCCTAGATAATTAGTAGCACCGTTGGCGTAAAGCCCTCCGGCTACTAAATCCAGATCGCCACTGGATACAGTGAGATCGCCACTAGATACAGTTAATCCAGCAAATGTACCTGCACCTGCGCTTGAGCCACCAATGGTAACCCCGTCTAATGTCCCAGAGTTTATGTCAATGCCTGTGATGGGGGTAGTTCCATCCAGCAGGTCATCAATACTGTCCAGGTTAGTGTTTAGCTTGGTTCCCCATGTGTCATCTGAAGCCCCAACCTCTGGCTTGGTTAGCGAATATGTGGTTGTTGTTGTATCTGCCATTATTTTAGCCTCAATTTAATTCTGTCCAGCTTTCACTGGTGTTTGTTTGGTTTGTCCAGGTCTTGCTTGCAACAGCCTGAGCCGTCCAGCTATCAGTATCAATTAAATCATCTACCCATGTCACAGTATCGTCTGCCTGCCCTGCCCATGTGTCAGTTGGTGCGCTGTCATCAATCCACTTAAACCTTGCACTGCATGACGCTGTTGATGCTAATGAATCTAAACAGGACGCACTCTGCACACGATTAAACGATACGTCTAGTATAACAGAAATTTCAGCACTAGATGATGCTGACAAAACTGTTACTGCATTTGATGTTGAGGTGGTACTGGAACTGCTTGTAGCTGTCCCCAACCTTACCCTGACACCTGATGCAGTCACTGCTGCGCTTGNTGATATTGTCGCAGAGCCAGATTTTACNGCTACTGCACTAGCGGTTACAGATGACGAAAGNGCCTNTGTTNANCTGGCATTTTGTACTCTTAAAGCAGAAACAGTGGTAGAAGACGATAATGCTTCTGTTGNCGAGCCGTTCTGTATTCTCTGCGCTGATACAGTTGAGCTTGATGATATTGCGCTGGTTGCGCTTCCAAGTCTAACAAGCTGTGCAGATGCGCTGGTGGTTAAGGTGCTGGATGATGTTGCACTGGCAAGACGTACCCTGACACCGTTTGCCTGAGATACAACAGATGTAATTGAAGTTGCAGATGCGCCCTCAAATACCTCTGGATAGCCATATTTACCAGAGCCGTAGACTCCAGTGCCATAACCAAGCCGTAAGGCCATCAGTCTAGGGTGATGTCTAAGTCACCAGCAGGGATTCGGAAAACGTCACCACTTGCTATTGTTTTGCTAGCATCTAGGGCAGCGTGAACTATCATTGTACCGCCTGTTGAGGCATCCATCACGCCTATATGGGTAATGGTCCCCCAGGAACCCGTTGCAGCAGTAAACTCTACTGCACCACTATTTGTTGCGGTATTGCCAGACACAGTTATGGTAACTGCTGTCCTAGCGTATGAGCCTCCAGATACCTCTGTGCCTGCGCCAGTTTCACCTGGGTCATCAGTAAACAGACCTATATACCAGCTTGTTGGCCTGGTGGCTGAATCGGCAGTGAATAACCATGTTAAGGTGGTGGTTTCGTATGTATTTGTTAAACTCATTTCAATAACTCCTGATTTTTAATCTTAATCCAGAGCCACCATATTTGGCTTTTCTGCTCGATTCGTTAATGGCTGATATTGCGCCAGCATACAGCATTGTCCAGACTTGCATACGGTTGTCATCTTTCAGATATGGTGCTGACTGCAACAAAGCCCCATATAGGTAAGCGTCTGGATGGCTTGCAAGTATCCAGTTGCTTGTATTTGCGTCCGACAGTTTGTCAATGGTTGCATAATATAACATTTCCAGGTTATACGCAGCGTCTGGAGTGGGATACACCTCTATGCTGCCACCAGTAATTGCGTAGCTGGTTGGCCTGCCTGTCGAGTCATTGGTGTTGTCCCTCAACTCCAGCATATCGTCAATGGTTATCAACTCAAGTCTGGTGCTTTGCTCTTGCAAATGCATACGGATTGGTTCAATGAAGTCAGACGGCAATTCTGAATATCTGCTGTCTATTTCAGCAGTTGACCTCTTTTCCATACTGTAATGGCGCAACTCACGCTGCATCTGAGCTTCAGACAGTGTGATGAAGTCTGGTATGACAGACGTTAAGTCATCCCTGTTCAGGAAGTCTGCTATGCTTGTTTTCAGTTCTGAGTATGTTGTGATTGCCATTTCTATAATCCAATAAACTTTGTGTTAGTTTAACATGGAATTTGGATTTTATTTGCCTTATAATAAATATTGCGATTTATAACCTACTTGCTGCATAACGCTAAAGGGAGACACATCAATGTACATTAATGAAAAAGACCATCCTGAACTATACGCTGCTAAAATGAGGCGATTCTGGAGGGAGGTTGATCAGATTGTTGCTGAGTCGAGAGCAGCCCAGCCCCTACAAGACCGAGAACTAGTGAAGGTAACAATCCAGCGTCAACAAGTTCACGAACCTTCGCAAAACCGCCCTCACTTAAAGCTTGTCGAGTAGTTCTGACAATCTCGCTTCTTTGGCCTGCATTTGGAAAATTCTTGATTAATTTCTCATCAAGATTTTCCAAATCAATGGCTAATTGTCTTACTTGGGTATCTAGCAGACCTCTAGGCGTTTCTCCCATTCTTTCAATATATGGCAAATATGCGCTTGGCTTAAATGCTTCAAATGATCCAACTAAATCACCGCTATTAATGCCCCATTTAGGCTTAACTCCTAATGTTTCTTTGCTAATTTCAGTTAGTCTTTTTTGCCATTTTTTTGCCAAGTCTTCAGCGTCCTTTGCTTTTATTTTGTTTTTAGATGCCCATTCTGATAAATCATCAACAACAAGATAGTTAACTCCATTTGCTGTATTTGTTGGGATTATTGCCCCTCCAAATTCAGAATCCAGCCTTGCTCCTATATCAATCATTTGTTGTTGCGTAGCAGGATTGCCCAGATCAACAATACCTGCATTTCTTTCAATTACTTTTCCACCCTCTCTAACAAAGTTATAACCTACTGATTCCTGCCCCCTTAATAATCCTTGTGATGATGCTATACCCTCTACAAGCTGGCGTGATGCTGGATCAATCGTTGTGGTCCCTTTTTCAGTCCCAACAAGAACTCTTAAAACATCTGCTGGGGCTGATGCGCCTTTGTAATATCCATATCCTGCTGCTGTTGGTCTAGTTAAAGCTCCAGTTGAAAGAGACAAAGTATCTTGCCCTAAATCATTACTTAAAATATATCTCTGCCCAGAAGCTAGTGTTTGCGATAATTTAGGATCATTTGTAGTGCCTGCTAGGTGCATCAGTCCTCTAGCAGGCTCCGCTTCCACATTTATGTTTGCTGTAAGTCTGTTTAAATTGTCAGAAAAATCTTCAGATGCCTGACTGATTGGCATATTTCGTGTTTTTGATTTTTGTGCTACCCAGATTGATGCCTGTACCTTTTCAGGAGTCCAGTCATCATACCCCCCTACCTTGTTTTCATTAGCCCACTGAACAGCATTTGCTATTTCAGAATCCATAAATCTATGTTGAGCCTCACTAAGTCCTCCATCCCAGGGTTTACCATTTGATTTTGTGTAACCAAAAGCTCTAGCCATCCAGATATCATTTGTTGGTCTTGACACCGCTTCCCCAGGTACTACATTCGCAGCTTCGTAAAATGGTCCAATTTTTGGACCTAATGTTGCGTCCTCGCCTCTTGATAATGGTACAACAACAGCTTTTACATCACCTGGGAATCTGCCAGTATCTATATCTTGTCCTGTTATTGCTTGATTGTATCCTTTAACTGCAAATCCCTGATTACCTTTAACTTCTGCCCCCTGTGAGGTTGCAGCAAGGTTACCAGTATATAATTGTTTATAGCCTGGTCTATTGCCTGTTAGCATTGATGAAGTCTCTGATGATCGCTGATACCAATCCCTCCCAGGAACACCATCAGTAAGAAGCTGATGTAGATTTTGCCTTAATGCGCCTAATTTTTGTGGTGAGTTAATACCTGCTGGTGCGCCTTTATATTTTCCAGTAGTTGCAACCCTTGCTGATGCGTCTGTAACCTTCGGGGCGGTTATGTTTACAGCACCTCTAGGTATGTCTGAAAGACTACTCGCAGGTCTTGATACATCTATTGTCCTTTTTATTGCTTTTGGTGCTTTTAATGCCGTACTAAGAAGAGGAAATGCGCTTGCATAGTCACCAGCAGCACCAAATCCTTGCAGTAAAGCGTCAAAATAATTGCCTTGGGATAAGTTCTGTTTGAAGCTAGGGAGTCTATCTGGTGCTGCATAAACGTCCATGATAGATTGTTCACCAGTTGGGGGTAATGCCATCTGCCCAAAGAAGTCTAAAGAGCCAGCACCAGGGGCAAACTGTCCGGCAAAGTATTGCGCCTGTGGAGACTGTGCTATATCGCTCAGCAGCCCACCAGCACCTCGATATATGTCGAATATGTACTGAGTTACTGGGTCATTTGATACCCTTGATCTTATTGTTTCTAGTATTCCTGCCATGATTATTTTCCAAGTAGTTTTTTGGGTTGCACTATTTCTATCAGTGAATCGTCAAATATAACGAGGTTACGGGTTCCTTCGCCTTTGCCACGACTACCCTGATCAAGGTAGCGTATGCCTGGGATGCCTTTTTCTTTTAAATACTTAGAAATTTCTGGCCTTTCTGCATCCCAATGTGTTCCCGAATACCCCTCATACATAAAGGCATAAATATCTTCTCCAGTTGGTTCTCCTCCATATGGGGAAGTCATTTTTTTTATATCATCTATACCTAAAGAATCTGCTGCGAATTTACCAGTCTTGCTGTTTGCAAACTCATAAAATGCTTTCTTTACACTTTCACTCTGCTCACTCAAAGGCGCATCCCAATCCAGCAGGTCTTCGGGCTCTACGTCTATTTTGACGTTGTAGATATGTTTATCCATAACCGATTCTATTTGCAACTTCTCTGCATCCGATAACCTGTCGCCATAATTATTTAACAATCTCCCTGCTACGGCATCATCACCACGAGATTCCCAGTGCGATAACGGTATATTATGCTTTTGCATTATTGGGCCAATCACCTCGTCCCACGCATTCTCACTTTTCAACTTTGCAAGTTGGTTTGCATACTCACCCGCCACCTTCGGATTCTCAGCAAAATATAGACCATAACCATAAGCCTGTGCGCCCTGGCCTGTGCCAATAGAATCCATTGAAAAGCGGTCAAACTTATGGGGTGAGCCGTGATATGCCTTAATCATCCCCAAACTAGGGACAAGGGGTATAGCACCTATACCCATCATTGCAGCATTTATTAAAGATGGTTCCTGGTACAGATAACGTGCATCGTTAGCTAATCCAACAACATCGCCCACTACCGGAACAGTTGAGGTCGCTAGTGCTGCCCTGTCTAGGGTGTCCATGCCTGACCATGTGTTTTTAGTTGTGTCGCTGGCAAGCAAGCCCATGCCTTTGTATGTGTCAGCTAAGTATTGAGCAACAGGGTCGTCTTGTACCCTCGATCTGATAGTGTCTAATATTCCCGCCATGACAGGAATTATAACATAGATTTTTTATGCGATGCCCTGGATGCGTCTGCGAATTGGTGCGCCCCATTCATTTGCTGGCTTGTAGCCAACAGCCAAATATCTGAAGGCATCGGCTGCGTGTGATGTCCAATCGTGCAATGGTCTGCCTCGCCAAGCCTTGCCTACGTCATCCCAGTCTCTTCGATATTGCCTGAGTGCGTCTATGCCTCTGTCGCATTTTTCATCAAACCAGCACCG